GTGAGGATGTGGCATCTCATAGTTTTCTTCCATTGCAAGAGGATAGACTTTCTTCATTCCAGGCAGGTAAGAGTTGGCAAACGATGTAACGGAGCGCACAATGCTAGCTTGAGGAATAGCATAGGGACGTCCATCAGGAGTTTGAAGGAGGGAAACCTCAACATCACTGAGATAAGCATATAAACGCAACTCTACGTTGGGAGCACCAGGAACTCTGACCAAATCAGACATGGCCGTCACTTTTATGTTACCAAGAAAGTGGGCACTCAAATCATTGTGCTGACGCGACAAATATTGAGATACGGCTGAGAAAGGAACTCTCAATTCTGCTGTAGTACCTTTTGATAAGTCAAGGTATACGGGATCAAAGTGAGATGCTGAGACGTGGTTAAGAACGTTGCCATCGGTGGTAAAACGATCAAAGAAATCGAAGTACATTGCAAGAACTCCACCGTACATAGATGTAGCGTTCGCGGTAAGGCGAAATACAACGTCCATTCTATACATATTGAATGAGGTCAAAATGTTACGGAAGTGAGCGAGGCGTTCTTCTCTAGGATCAAGCCAAGTATTTGGGAAATCAGCATTGAACATGAGAGTACCAGCATCTTGAGCATTCCAGGTTACATTGGCAAGACGAACAGGACGTTTGAGAACATCTGTAAGACTCCAATTATCTTTTTCATTACCTGGATCATCAAATGCGGCAGTGGCTGTCTTCGATTCTGTGGGGGCTTCGTCTACATGGAGAACATCTTTGACTTGGAGGGTGGTGATGGAGGCATTAGACATGAGATCATTATCATTAGCTATAGAGGCTTGGGGAAGAATAGGACCCATGAAGGTACTAGAGTTGTTAAAATCCGACTCTGGGAAAACAGAGTTTCCATCATCTTCAATGGGATCGTCTGGAGTAACAACAACGTCCACTGGGGCGCTTCTAGAGCCTGTATTACCAGGTAAGCGATTTCCTCCAGGGGGGAAGACTTCATTACCGGGACCAGTAATTGGTGGTGGGGGCGGACGAGCAATCAATGTGTTGACACTCGTCTGGAGTGCAGCGATAGCATTAGTATTGGCGTTAGCGGTATTATTAATAATGCGCAACATCTCAATCATCATAATTTGATCGATGCGGACTCGTACAAGACGATTCTTGGCATCATCAACATTAGGATTTTCAAGATTGGTGGTCATCAAATCATCACGCACATAACGTTGGACTGAGGAGGGTCCGGAAGGAGGGACAGGGGTGGCTTGGACGACGACATCGGGTTCAAGTTCGCCTTCATCTTCGTGCTCTTCTTCTTCCTCAATGGGTGGGGTTTGGGTGGGATGGAAGAATTGGGTGAGGACGGAGAGGCGAACGGGGGTACCTTTGGTCTTGAGAAAAAGTCCATCATCTCTTTGGAAAATGAGATGGATCTTTTTCTCGATAGCTTCTTGGGCATCAGAAATAGCTTTGTTGAATGCTAGTACTGAATCGGAGCTAACGGCAGTATACTCGGTGCCGTTTCGATCATTACCACTCTGGGAAGCACGACCACCAGATTGTTTCGAGGAAAGAAAAGTCTTAATGGAAGTGAGACGAGAACTCCAGAATGGATCACGCCAATCAAGGTGAATGGAAGGAGGTTCGGGAAGGGAAGTGGTAATTTCGTTGAGTTGATCAAGGAGTTCACTACGCGTTCTAACATAGGAGAGATTGCGAGTGGTAACTTCATTGAACCAATCAGCGAGATCGATTGCACGTGAGTAACGGCGGGAAGTGTTGGTGAGGAGGGTGTCAAGCTCATCTAGGGGAGTAGATTGAACGACAACGTGATCATCAGTGTATTCATCAATGAGATCAGTGATGTCAGCAATCATAGATTCCCAGGAGCTTGATTGTGGGGCTGCCACTTCGTTGTTAAAGGTGTTATTGTTGATTGTGGCCATGTTGAGAAGTGGTGAAGTTGGGGGTTCCGTAGTCATGGACTGGACTGGGACAGTAGTGAAACAGAAATCAACGAGAGAATAATCGTTTTCTGCACCTTAAATACTTCTATTTAAGTTTAAGAGCCTTATTAATGTATAGTTAAGGGTAACATCTCACATATTCGTTCCACTTGAGGATTTCTATGTTTTGACATGTGAACTAATCATATCCTATGGCAAAGGTCGTGTCGGGCTCCAACTATTTATGGAGGGGGCGTGCCTAAGAAAGGAAATATAATATAGCCAAGTATGCTAGGGAGTAATGTGCGCTCCAGTACTAGAATATTGAGTCTTGTAATGTATTGTTTTTGGTTCCATCATCCGGAGAATTCTTAAAAGCAACAACGCTGAAAGAAAGTGAAATAAATCACAATGGTATATGTACAAATTATTTAACCCGCAAATGAGTTAAGTGGAACTGCTTTCCTGATATTTTAAAACTTTTCAATCAAACTGATGAACCATCTTTATCATGGAGCAACATTAAGGCTGGCTTAGATGTAATCAAACAAATAAGGTCCACCAAATAGGTTGAACTTGGATTAAACTTCTCATGCGATATAACGACTGCTAGTGTCATAATCTCTCAATCATAAATTCGAACAAGTGACGTGTGGGGTGCCTAGAAACAAATAGGTTTTACAGCGGTTAAATGTTATGGAATAAAGAAATCGTATCATATGTTACTAATCACAGACATCGTTTGTCATAAAAAGACTTACAATTCATTAAATAAATCATAATTGGGGGAAAGGGGCAAGTGTAGATGGAGTATTCTAAAGAATCTCTTAAGGACTATAAGGTGAATCTTTAGGGCTTCATCACGAGCAATATACAAATAGAGCTAGAGCTATAGACTAAAGAATAACATCTAAATACACAAGGTAGGGGAGGGGTTGGGGGTCATAAAAGAGAATAAGAGAGGAGGATACAATACAAATGTTTCGAGGTATGCGAATAAACAAGGGTTCCCTAGCGTCAACTAGTTGCACACAATTAAGGTGCTAACCATCATTTAGGCTTCGGTCCGGCTTTGGAAGAGGGTTCTCTAGCGTCGACTAATCGCACACAATTAAGGTGCTGACTATCATCTAGGCTTCGATCCAGCTTTTCAATCTAAACACAGGGAAGAAGAAATCATTCATAAAATATACATTATCATGC